ATGCCTGAGTTTTGGCACCAATCTGCTGGCATGGCTCCTTGTGTTTTGACAAAATCTACTAATTTTTTTGCTCCTTGTGGCTTTAAGCAGTAGGCTCTAGCACCTTCCCACCATTGTCCAACATTCATAGGTTTTGCTGGACGAAATCCTTCAAACTTCAACACGTGATCAAAACTTTGTTCGATTGAAAATAATTTTTTGAATACAACATCATGTTCAAAAATACAAATTTCTTCATTTTCTTCAATACATTTATTCCATAATTTGTATTGACTTAGAAAACATCCTTGTGTGCCTGGACGAGATAATAATCTTACACATTTTTTATTATGCGGGAAAATTTTTAATCCGTAGTCATGGAGATTTTCTTTTGTTCCGTCAACTCCATCGTATAATTCCAATTGCCATCTAAGTTTTTTGCCAGTTACTAAGGCATGGTTGGCCCATTCTACGGAATTTTCGTGATTTTTTAAATGTATTATATAACCTCTTGGATTTTTCATTTTTTCTGTTTTCTTTTTGCCTTTTTCAACTGCATTTTTTGATACTCTACATTATTTGCCATATTTTTATGAAATCTTAATTTTTCTTTGTCACTAAACCAGGCGTATTTCAAGGCTTTGTATCTAAAACCATATTTTTTTGTGCCTTTTGCTGTGCTGAATATTTCACCGCCTGATTTTAATCCCCAACTGTTCCATTTGTACGGTATAGACTCAAAATGTCTAGCATCTAACAGTCCTTTTAATATATGTTGGTCAACAAACCAGTAGATTGGTTTCTTGAATGCTTCAATCATACTGCTTGATAATTCTTTTTTAAATTTATCACCAGGATCACCTATTCCAGGTGTCACACAACTTGCTATGTACACACTTGGGTCTTTAGGTTTCCGCATTGCCGCAGGTATTGTCGTCACTGCTTTGAATTCACTTAATGGAATTCGTTCTCTAGCAAGTCCGTCTGCATCTAGTTGTAAAACATGCTGATATCTTTCAAAAAATTTATCAAAGTAAAAAAATCTTGCACTAGAAAGATAAATTTTTCGTTTCAATTGATCATCTGTTTGTGTGTTACAAATTTCTGGACCTCTACTAAACATTGGATGCTCTTTTGCTAGTGTGAATTGGTCATAAAAATCTTTGCTATGAATTTCATAGGTATATGTAATGTTTTCATTATCTATTAAGGGTTTTAATGTATGTGTTTGATTATATTCATAAATTAAGTGTACATGAACATGTATATGATTCTGTCTATTCAATGATAAAGTACTTTTTGCCAAGTATTGACCATGCTCAGCCCAGTATGCCGGATCACAACTGAAAAATAACACGTGTGATTTTTTTATTGGCAAATCTCCTTTGATTTCTTGATGATCAAAAAGCATTTCGCGACTCTTTCCTTTTTATTTTTTCTTCTTCAGTTGGTCTACAAAAAGAATTGGTGCCTTTCATTCTCTGTGAGTTCCAATATTTAGGATTTATTCTACAATAACTTGTATTTGAATATGTTAAAGAACAACTGATACTGTTGATCACAACATCAGGAGATAGGGCACCCGAGGCCCATACCCAATCTATTAATCTTTGTGCACCTTGGGGTTTGATTATGTAACTATGGCTACCTTTAATGCTTGATTTGTTATACAATTCTAATCCTGATGCAGATAGACGCTTGTCTAAAAAGATTGTGACATCTTCACCACGATCTTCTTGTACTTCTTCATCATAGTTTGTTGTCAGTCTACTTAATCTATCTAGATGACAAAGTTCTGTAAATTTTGCTGTAATTGTTGAAGGTATAGGTCTTATTACAATAGCATCATGTTCAAGAATTAGAATTGGTTTCTTAATTGCTATACTTTTTTTCCATAATATAAGATGAGATATCAAACATCCTATGGTGCCTTTGCTTAATATTTTTACACGGTGATTGAATTTAAATTCTTTTAGATTGTGTTCGCGCCATGCTGAATCTACCTGATTACCGTGTACAGCAGGAAATATTTCAGGATTTAATCCAAATTTTTTAGCAGAATCCATACAATCTTTTGCTAATGCTTCGCTGACAGTATTTCCCTGCATAGTGATTATGTAAGATGGGATATTCAAGTTCATTTTGAATATTTATTGGAATGTTTTTTTGGGATATGTTATATAGAAGCGTCTTCCATACCAGCAACTCTCAACTTAACTATGTTAGTCATTTGCCATTGCTTTTGATCAAGTCCTTTAGTAATACCTAACCATTTATTTCTTAACAGAGCGAATTCATTGATAATTTTTTCATAATCAACCACATCAGACTCACCGTCTACATATTTTTCAACATCTCTACTTGATAATGCTCTTTGATAGTTTTCTAAATATTTTTTGAAATGTTTTGAACGCAATCTTCTTAACTCTATGTTCATGTATTGTAGTATTGCTTCAATTTCTTGCAGTTGATTAAATCTTTGTTCTACAATACCAGGCATATCTGCTGACGCTTTTTCAATATTACCTCTAATTCTTATTTCTGATTTTGCTTGTTCTAATTCGTTTTCATAATGTCTGATGGCATCAGGTATAACACCAATATCTTTTGCTATTTTCTGATACCATCCAGCCATTAATAATCCTCTTCTTCGGATTCTGCATCCAAATAGTATTGGATTGCTCTGTCTAGATCATCATCTGCTCCTAAGGCGTCTTGAAAATCTTCGTCTTCAACGCCATAGTCTGCCATTAAATCTACAAACTTTTCAGCAATTACTTCGACAGGTTGTTTTCTGTCCATGTACTCTCTAAAAAATTGCCAAATTTCAACTACCTGAGTTCCTTCGATCATTATTCCTCAACTGCGTTTTCTGTTTCTTTGTCTTCTTCAGGGATCAAATTGCTGAAATCTTTCATTATATTGTCTAACAATTCTCCACCTGATTCCCAAACTTTTCTATATTCTTTGACTTCCGTTCCTTTGGAATCAACATATTTAAGTCTGTTACCGTCTTTTACTAATATACCTTTTTTCTCAAAAAGATCTACAAGTCCTGAGTAAGGATTCATTCCTGTTTCGTATGGAATTTTTACTTGTACGCCTTCAAAAGGTTTAGCATATCTAGTTTTCATAACCTTACAGCCGGCTCTGATACCTCTTACATCAGTAACTTTGTTACCATCTTCATCTTCTTTAAGTTTCAATTTTTTCATTGCTACCACTATAGAAGAAGCATAGATAAATCCTTGTCCACCTGATATTTTATCATCCGGATCAAACATATCTTGTGATGCGTATGTATGATTTGTAGCAACAAGTCCTACATTATGACTTCCAAACATATTAACACAGTTTCTTACGAGTGCTGTAAGTGCCTTAGGTTTTCTACCCATGTCACCTTTCATGTCACCTTTTGTAAACTGATCAACATCAGTAGGAGTTAACAACATACCTAAAGAATCAATAACAAATAAGACTTTTGGTCTATCTTCGTCACTCATTGCTTTGTAATCATCCATGAAAGTTGACACTGTTTTAGCAACATCATCAATCATACTCATGTTTAATTTTAATAATTTTTTCTCATCAGTGTCTACGTTCAATGCTTGTAACCAAGTTTCATCTAGTGCGTTCTCGGAATCAATTAATACTACAAAGATCCCTTGATCCTGTGCCGCTTTAACAATGTTACCTGAACAAATATATGACTTACCTGCTCCTGATTCACCTGCGAACACAGTTACTTTTCCTAATGGAATACCTTTGTTGAAATCACCACTTACCAAATAGTTAAGTGCGTAATTGCCTGTAGAGATCCAATCTGTTGGATCATGAAACCCAGCACTCATTCCAGTGATGGATTTTGTTAAAGTTTTTCTAAACTTACTAACGTCAAATGCCTTTACCATAATTTTTTACCTTTAAGTTGTGTGGGGAGTTGCCTCCCCACAATGTGCTTATTATTATTTTTGTTGTCTTGCTCTTATCATTGCTAAGATGTCCTCTGCTTTTCCGCTTGATTCAGCAGTTGGCTTTGGTGCTTCTTGCTTTGTTTCAGCAACTGGTTCCGCTTTTACTTCCGGAGCAGGTGTTTCTGCTTTCGGAGTTACTGGATCACCAGTTCTTG